ACGGTATCAACTATCGAAGACACATTAGGGATCTTCAAACCATTAGAGATCACGCATTGGAGAACGGCGCATATTCTGCGGCTGTTCAAGCTGAATATAGACGGGGGCAAGCTCAAGGGGACATTTACGTCAGCAAGAGCGAGGTTCGTCACGGAAGTATTGACTCAATGAGTAAAGACGAAGTGATGAAAGCATTACAGGAGATAAAGCAAACCTATGCCCCAGTTACTATCGACATTACTCCCGAAGGAGAAAGCAATACCCAGAACCGCGCAAAAGCGCGAAGCCGGATTTTGGAACCAGATGAGGACGGCCTTGAAGAAGAGTTCGAGGAAGATCTCGTCAACACGGCTTGAAACGTGGGCAACGCCCGGTATACCAGACGTTTTGTTGTGTGATGAAAACGGAAAGTTTCATTTTGTAGAATTAAAAGCTACAGCGGGCAATGCTGTAGATTTACGTCCGCATCAAGTGGCGTGGTTATCTACTCATAAGAATGCAAGCGTTTGGGTTTTGGTAAAGAAGCTGAAAACAAAAAACGCCCCAGAGCAAATCTTTTTGTTTCATGGCCGTGATGCGATGGACTTGAAGCTTGAAGGGCTGAAGGTAGAGCCTGTTATACATCAAAAAGAAAAGTTTGATTGGGAAGACATTTTCCGCTTGATTTGTCCATAAGCACTTGATATTATCGCATATGCAACAACGAAGACAAATGGAGGTGTCTAAATGGGAATGCATTTTTACCGCTTGGAAGTTTACTTTCAGCAAAAGCTGAATTCAATGAACGACGATATTCAGTTCTTTCAAAATTACATTAAGGATTTAAAAACCAAAGAGCCTGATAAAGCAAAATCGGAAATCCCTGATTACCATCAGATAAGAAATGCTGTTGATCAATTAGAAATTGATATCAAAAAAGTCCAAACCGCTTTGCTCGATAATTACAAAGCGACAACTGAAGATTTGTTGGATCGCTTTAAGAACCTTCAAAAAGTTTCGGAGGATAAGTGATGCTTTATAAAGTTACAGTTGAATTATCTGAAAACATCGAAGCGGGTAGTGTTAAAGAGGCGGAAGAAAAGTTTCTTAATCGTTTTGAGTTTGCTGATTTAAAATATGCAACTTGGGTAATTAAGGAGGATAAAGATGCCCAAGTTTAATCTTTTACGCAGCTACACCGTTGTAGAGTCGCACGAGGTTGAAGCCAAAAACAAAGATGAGGCTATCCAAATTATTGAAAACGGAAGTGTCGAAACGCACTTAAAAAGTTATGATGGTGATTTCGATAAACACGAAGACGGTTCAATCCTTTATACTTTGGAGGGTTGTGAAGATGAATAAAGAAACGACGCAACGCGTCCATTGTTTGAAGTGCGATTATATTTTTCACGAAGACGAAGGCCCCCAAAAAGAAACGTGTCCGCATTGTAATAATGCTGACATGAAACAAACCGTTTACATGGTGCCGCAAGATTTAGAGCTTGAGCGCATGTTAAGCGAAGTTTTTGAAAAAGTATTTTGGAAGGAAAGTGGGGTATAATGTTTTTTATAGAATGGATTTACGGCTTATTATATGGTTCGGATGCAGTTGATGAATTAAGGCACGGCTCGAAACAAAAAAGAAAAAGAAAGTAGAAGGTAAAACTTTTAGAAATTTCTACTTGCTTTTATATGCGAGTATATGCGATACTTAACGGGCGGGTAAAACTGCCCGTTTTTTTTTAACAGCTACGAAGGGCTAAAAACATGAATATTGAAAACACAAAAGGCACATTGCAAAACTTACTTTTAAAAGTTCAAGAGCAAAACAATAGAAGCGCGGATTTCTTGGCTTCTACTAGTAATTTGCAAAAAGCCACAAATGACGAAGGGAAACCTCAAATTGTTATTGAAGCGGCGGGGGGCGAACCGACGCGTATTTTAGATGTTAACGATCATGCTTTTGGACAAATTGCCCAGAACGTCGAAATAGATACCAGAACGGCGCGACGTTTGCAGGAAAAAATCCCGCAGGAATACGACGCCGCAATAAATGCGTTATGGCAAAAGGAACCGACTAATCGCATGGTTAGAACATTTCTTGATACTGACGAAACCACCGGAACAGCGCGGGCGTTTGTTTCTGATAAGTTTAAAACTTTTGATAACATTAACTTGCTTAATTCTAGCTTGCCGCAATTGATGGATAGTCCCGCGGACTGGCAAGTTGTAAATGGTACGGTTACCGATAAGCGTCTTTATTTGCGTTTAAAAAGTGAAGCACAAACGGGTATTGCCGCGGTTGGGGATAAAATGGCTAATGGTATCGGTTTAAGTAATTCTGAAGTTGGCGCGGGTTCCGTTTCCGTTTACCAAACTATTTGGACACTTGCTTGCTTAAACGGTATGCAAACCGAAAACCGAAACCGTTCTAGCCATATCACCAGTGCAAGGGATAGCGCGGACTATGGCTTGCTATCCGGCGAAGCTAAAGACGCGGACAACCATGCGTTAGAATTAAAGTTGCGGGACCTAGTAAAAGCATATGCTAGCCGTGAAACTTTTGACGAAGTACTGGACAAAATGAACCGAGCCCATAGTGACGTTATTGAGGGCGATTTTCACGAAATACCGGAACGCGTCGGAACCGTTCTTAAACTTACCAAAAAAGAAAACACCGACATTTTGAACGGATTAATGGCAACTATCGGGCAAGCGGGTTTTGAGCATGGAAAACCAATAACCCGCGCAACCATGGTTAATGCTGTTACGGCCGTTGCTAATAATTGCGACGCCGACGATGTTGACATGTGGCAGCAACGGGGCGGAAAATTACTTAACTTAAACGATAGAGACTGGAACCGTATTGCGGCCTAAATAAACTTTTCGTTTTTCCTTCAACTGGCCCGCCATTGTGCGGGCCTTTTTTTTATTCTCTTTACTTTATCGCTTACCTAGTGTTTAAGAGTAATTGACGCGGGCAAGCGTCGTTAAACTTAATCAACTATGGAGGGCCTTTATTATGGCTTTAGATTTTAACGAAATGGACCTTGTAAATATTAAGGCGAATAAATTTGACCTATTAGAGCATATTTTTGAAACGTTTGATAATGAGAACGAAACCGAAATTTTGCCGGATGAAATAACAACCGACTATTTTTATAAAACCCCGCTTACTTTCAATTCTATTACGGGGATTTTTTACCATGCTTAAAACCGTTGAAATGTCGCGGGCAAAGAAAACCGCCGGAATTGCCGTAACTTATAGAGCCGGTAAAGGTGATATGTTTGGAACATGTCCGGCCAGTTGCAATTTAAACGATAGCGGCAAGGGCGCTGAAAATGTCGATAATGAATATCTTGACGCGTTACTAAATGCGAAACCTAAAAAAGGTTTTTCTTTTACTTACTCGCATTTTGATTTTAACGCTTGGATTGATAAAGCGCGGGCCGTCGGTAAAACTGTTATAAATTACAGCGCGGACAATATGCCCGACGCTTTAAAAAGTTTTGGTTTAAATATTCCGACTGTTGCTGTTGTTGGTCAAGATAGATGGAAATATAACGGGAAATCTATTGACGTTACAGCCGACATTTGGAAGCCAACTGTCCAAGTTATCCGATGCCCCGCCGAATATCGCAACATAAGTTGCAACGATTGCGGCAACGGTGAACCGCTTTGCGCCCGTATGGACCGAAATTATATTATTGGTTTTACCGCGCATGGTCCAAACAAAAGAAAAGCGGCCAGTAAAACCGAGCAAGGCGGATGTTACGGGGCGCAAGGGAATTGTCGTATTTGGTGGACCGATACGGCAGCCAGTGAGCAACCCGACGAAACCGACGGGGAAAAGCTTTTACGGTTTGTCAAATCGTTACCAGTTCGGGCCATTGTCCGGCACCATGTAGCGGGCGATATAGGGGCGGATTAAATCCCGCAATAGAACGATCAAGGGCGGCCCCAGTGGCCGCCTTTTTTAATGCTCTTTACTTTATCGCATATAAAGTGCTATTCATTTATTGCGGCAACGGTTGCCGCGTTTAAACAACTATGAAGGAAAAAACAAAATGATTAATCAATCAAAGAATTATATAGCGCTAAAAAATACTTTGGCTTATGAAACTGAAACATATTTAAAATCAGTGGAGGATCGTTTGTCGTGGGTCAAAAAATTGGGCCAATGGCATTTATCCGGCGGCAATGGTCAAACGCTTTGCGGCGTTCCAATGCTTGGCAATAATTACGCAAAGTATATTCCGGAAAATGAACGCGTTAAATGTGATAAATGTTTTGGGGATTGTTCATAATGGTTACTTCAGACAAGTTAAACGATTATCCCGTTTTAGCTAAAGCCCCGTGGAAGGGGCGCATTAGCGGTGATTATGCAGTTTTGGTTCGTCGTAATCACAATAGCTTGCATCCTTACGTTGTAGCTCATTGGAATAAAGATGCTAAGAACAATTGGAACTGGGGCAATTACTTTAAAACATATGAAGAGGCTTTAAAGTGTTTTTTCGTTAAATGTTCTTTAGAGACTGACTACAACTAAAAACCGTTCATAACGCGCATTGGCGGCCACATGGGCCGCCTTTTTTATGTCCAGTGACTGACAGTTAATCAAACCGCCCCTTGCCCCGCGGGCCGAGCCCCAAACCTACCGGACCGACGGCCGTTGTTAAATATTCGATATTCGATATTCGATATTTCCGGAAACTGGGCCGCGGTTCGCGGGCCGTCGTTCTTTTAAAAAGTTGCCGGATCACTGGTAAAATGTCCGCGGTTCATTGCTGCTGGTAAATTTAAAAAGTTGCCGGATCACTGGGAAAATGCGCCGGATTAATCGCGTCGGGTCCCTTCCAATATCGGGTCAAATGTCCGTGAACCATTGCTAAAAAAACGATTTTCACGCGCCACGGGGCGGGCTCTTACTAACGTGAGCAAGGGCCATGTTTCTCGCAAATATTTACCAGTTATTTGATATAAGCTTCACTATTGTATAAAAACGCGTATAATCGCATAAATTAGGATACTTATTCAGGGGCCCCTATGAACGTAGCTATGAACCCAAGTCTTGAAGAAAAAAGACTGAAACTCGAACTGCGTCTCGCGCAGCTTGACAAGAACGAGAAGTGCCAAAAAGATTTTTTAACATTCGTAAAAACAGTTTGGCCCGACTTTATCGCGGGCCGTCATCACCGGATCATTGCCGAGAAGCTTGAGCGCGTGGCCCGTGGTGAGTTGAAGCGTTTAATCATCAACATGGCACCGAGGCACACGAAGTCTGAGTTTGCATCCTTTTTGTTTCCTGCGTGGATGATGGGCCAGAACCCGAAGATGAAGATTATTCAGGCGACGCACACGACTGAGTTGGCGGTAAACTTTGGCCGTAAGACGAAGAACTTGTTGGAGAGTGACGAGTTCAAGGATATTTTTCCGGAGGTCAAGTTGGCGGCGGACAGTAAAGCTTCTGGTCGGTGGGACACGAACAAGGGTGGGATGTATTACGCCGTGGGCGTTGGTTCGAACTTGGCGGGCCGTGGTGGTGATTTGGTAATTATTGATGATCCACATTCGGAGCAGACTGCGATGAGCAGCAGCGGGTTTGAGGATGCTTGGGATTGGTACACTGGGGGCCCCCGACAGCGTCTTCAGCCGGGTGGTAGTATTGTTTTGGTTCAGACGCGTTGGTCAGAGAAGGATATGACGGGGCAACTTTTAAGGGCTATGGCTAAAGATGATTTAGCGGATCAGTGGGAGGTTGTGGAGTTACCTGCTATTTTTGAGGACGGGACTTCGTGTTGGCCGGAGTTTTGGAGTTTGGATGATTTGACCGCGGTCCGCGCTTCTATACCTCCGAGCAAGTGGAACGCGCAGTATCAGCAGAATCCGACGGGTGAGGAGAATGCTATCATTAAGCGCGAGTGGTGGCGCAAGTGGGATAAGAAGAAGGTTCCTCAGTTGGAATATGTTATACAGAGTTATGATACTGCTTTTAGCAAGCGGGAGACTGCGGATTATTCGGCTATCACGACTTGGGGTGTATTTTATCCTAACGAGGGTGGAAGTGGTCCTAATTTAATATTACTTGACAGTAAGAAGGGGCGGTGGGATTTTCCGGAATTAAAGCAGATGGCGTTTGACGAGTATCAGTTTTGGGACCCCGACACCGTCATCGTGGAGGCGAAGGCGAGTGGTTTGCCATTGACGCATGAATTGCGGAACATGGGGATTCCGGTGGTGAATTTTACACCGAGTCGTGGTAATGATAAGGTTACGCGGGTACACAGTGTGTCGCCATTATTTGAGGCTGGCATGGTTTGGGCCCCTGACGAGACGTTTGCGGACGAGATTATAGAGGAGGTAGCGGCCTTTCCGAACGGTGAGCATGACGACCTTGTGGATAGTATGACACAGGCTTTAATGCGGTATCGTCAGGGTAATTTTGTACAATTACCAACAGATGATTGGCAAGATGAGGAAAACAGTGCTACAGTGAGGGCATATTATTAGGAGATACCTATGGCTAAAGAACCAGTTGCTGGGATGATGGACCGAAATGTTCCGTCTCAATTGGACGAGGACGACTTACGTGCGGAGTTGGAGATTGAGCTACCGGACAGTCAGAATGTTGTAGAGGCTAACTTTGTTGGAGAGAATATTGGCGAGATAGAAATATCGGAAACTGAGGATGGCGGCGTTGAGGTAGATTTTGAGCCACAGGACGAAAAGGGTGAGGACGAAGGGTTTTATGCCAACTTGGCGGAAAACATGGATGATCGGGAGTGTTCGCGTGTAGCGTCGGAACTTTTGGAAGAATACGATGCTAACAAGGCGAGTCGTGCGGAATGGGAAGACGCTTATTCTAATGGTTTGGAATTGTTGGGTTTTACTTACGATGACCGGACGCAGCCTTTTCGTGGAGCCTCTGGCGTTACTCATCCGTTGTTGGCGGAAGCTGCAAC